CGTTTCCGGACACCACCCGTAGGCCCGAGAGGTATTAACTCGGTGAGCTGCAGTACTAGCAGCACAAACTCACAAAATCGGCCGTGGCCTCAATTGTACCAGGGGATGCACTGCTATTTCGCGTTAGTTTAAACGCGCGGATATTGTCAAGCATTCGGTTCACTTGACTGCCGTCGCCCGGGGGCAACGACAATTCGAGAGGAGCCACCTCCCTCAAAATACCCTCGTTCTTTTCCTTCTCGACGAAACACCGGACATAACACGACGGCATAAGTTCTGCCGTGTTTCTTTGTCTGCGTTTCCGGACCGAGTTGAAAGATCTTGCGTCAGGTAAAACAACCGGTTTGTACTTCGGAATCCTTTCGGACCCTTTTTCTATTCCAGCATCCCTAACACGCTCGATCTCCCTTCTCATTGCCTCATGTTCTTCATCCCTACTAAGGGAATAATTTTCCGGCCTGGTAGCCATACTGATTACTCCCCGTTTAGCCCGTTTTACATGATCTGGCAAGCTGGTGATGGCCGCTCGGATCTTCGGATCTTTGCGGCAGACGGTTACTAACGATAGAGGTATTTCGGTCAAATGTTTGTCAACTTGTTTGGCAAGAATATTCACATTCCGACGTACTATCTTTCTAAAGGTTTTACCGTCAGATGTTGCCTCGGCTGCAAAACCTAGCACATCTTCAACATCAGCGTCCATCCACATTGACGACGCGTTAAATTTCCTTTGTTTTTTGCCATGCTCAAAGAGGGTAGAGTTGATCTCACCCTGGTAATCGGACACGAGGGTTTTCTCCTCATTGACAACTAGCCCGACCTCGCCTCCCTGAGCGACAATTTCGCCGCGGAGATTGGTGGTATCCCGCACCTCGCGGGTTAGTAGATCATCGCCGTTAACCAACAACGGATGTCCACTCCATTCCTTAAAACCAATTTCCTTCCTTAACATCATAGCGGTCAATGCCATGTCAACTACGGTCTTGTTGATCAAGCATAAAAGTGGAAAAGACAATACAGAGCCCATGGGCTGCCCCGTAAAAGTCTCCCTTCCATCAACACGGAGGTTGGCAAGCACTTGCAATGCCTGGTGTTCTTCTTCCGTTATGATGTCCGCCATTTCCTCAAGGACCTCAACTGCAACTCTGACGTAAGCCGACTTAATATTATCTGTCGCCGACGAGTAATCAAAACTCAGTAGAGATGCGCCTGTAAGGCCCTTGACGTGTTCGTCGGTCGGGTCACCGACGAGCAACCACCCTCGCTTTTTCAACATTTCATATAATGAGTAATGGAGTGGAGCCAACCGCCGAGTGTTCTCTGCAGAGTATAGTGTAACTACCCTGGGTTTGCCAGATGAAAACACCAACTCGGTACGACAGTCGGTTGAAAATTCTTCCTCATTCCAATTACCCCCGTCCCTTCTTGTGAAACGCCGGGTAGCGTGTCCGTTAGGGATGAACGGGGAACGTTTTCGGTCCCAGCCCTTTTCGACATTGGCGCGCATCGCGATTCTGAATCGCTCGAGATGCTCGGTGTCGACAGCAACTGGACGGAACCTAGCCTCTTTCCACTGGTCAAGCTTCTCTTCGAAAAGAGGCAAACAGACTTTACAGCAAGATTTCTCAATCTTTTGTATCGTCTTGAAGCTTAATTCCCAGACGATAGCTATGTCGTCGGAGAAGCATTGTCGGACTGCAGCGCGTAGGCCACCACAGTTAATATGCTGGGGCATTTCACGGTCGCTACGAGGGACGCCCAAACCCTCATAGAATTTCACTAGTGTTTTCATTTTTCTTATTAATCGTAGACTCAGGGAGCATCCGTCCTCCACTTCGTCGCAAAGCACCGTAAACGGGTTAGCAACGTCGTCGAGGACTAGCTCTTGGCCAGTCATCTCGTTCACTAGATCATTTCCTTTGTCAAGCCCAACTGGCTCGACCGCCTCGAAATCGCATTCCGCAGGACCAAGTCGCCTCGACACCTGGTCAAGGACCCATTCGGCATCATAGGTCAACTTCTTTGATAGCAAGTTTTCCCTAAATGTATGGGCTCCTTTATACGGAAAGTTTCGATATTGAGAGCATCTGTAGGGGAGAGTTATAGGAGGAGGCGCAGGCTTGGACTTCTGCGTACAGTAAAGACGGGGGTACTGCCCCCACTGTAGCTGCCAAGCCTGCTCTATGACGTGGTTCCGGTCATAGCAGCAAAATTGCTCCTTCCCTTTCCTCTCTACCCAATGCTCAAAGCCGTCGTCGTCACTCCATTCTTTAATTGCTCTGACGCAAGCAATAGACCGTTCCGATCCTCCGAATACCAAGGGGGTCGCCCCATCCGTCATGGGTGAGCAGGCGGTTCCCGCTATCGCAGGAACTGGTTCGCCACTTTCTCGCGGAGCGTAGGCCCCGAGATCGGATTTTAGCACGGAACGGTCACAGTTAATGGCATTTTTCTTTTGTTTATCCTCGTTGTGTGCCATAATTGTCAAGTCGAGTTTGTTGAGTTTCAATTCGCTTTTTGTTTATACTAAGCATCAGCGCTCTCTAGCGCGGCTTAGTTTCCTTTGTCCTGGTTTTTCATTTTCGCCGAAGCTCCCAGGTATACCTCGGATGGTATAGTTGGTTCACACTCATTCTCGGCAGTTAGCAATACACCCTCCTCCCCTCAACGATCAAGTCCTCCACTCTCTGAGAGAGTCACCCTAGTGTGCTAGGGCCAGTGCCGCCCGAAGGGGACTGATTGAACAAAATCGCATTGAAGATTTGCGTGCAGAGCATACTGCGTCAACAAACGGTATAGGGCAACC